ACTGTCTGCATCTTGCGCGCGGGCTTCAAGGATCGTGATCGCCAGCCACAGCGCCGCGTCGCGATCACGCGTGGTCACGCCGGGCACTGGCAGCTTGGCGTCGAAGACTTCGCGCAGCACGCGCGCGGCCTTCTTGCTTTCGGTCTTCCGGCTCATCGTGCTGCCCTCCGGGTTGCCTTGTCGGCCATCTCGGTATCATCGCAGCCGATCACGGTGTCGATCGTCGCGAGCATCGCGTCGACGCTCGGCAGCGCCTCGCGCATCGGCCACGCGCGGCAGTGCGGGCAATGCATGCTGTTGTCTTCGCGGAAGACTTGAGCGAAGCCGCAAGCGCGGCATTCGTAGGTGTAGAGATTCGCCATTTTGAAAGTCTCCATTTGATGCGCCGGTTGCGCCGGCAGTGTCCGTCGTGGGCACTATGGAACGGCGCCGAAGCGCCGCTCGGTGGTGCTCATCGCGCGCTGATGTCGACGTTGGTCACCTTCTTGCTGCGCAGATCGTATTCACAGACCACGCGCGAGCGCACCATCGCGCCGAAGCCGTTCTGGAATTTGGCATCGGGCTCGATCACCGTGACGGTGCCGGTGCTGTAGTTGCTGCCGGGGCGGAAGGATGAGAAGGCGAACCACGGCCATTCTGGCGTGCCGTATTTGGCGAGTTCTTCCGCCTGTTTTTTGCAGTCATATTGCACGCCGGACCAGCCGCCGAAGTTGTTCGCCATGTCGGCGTTGTCGGTGCATTTTGTCCAATCGGATTTGCACGGCGATGCCGGCGTCGTGTCGGCGGGCTTGCCGTTGCTCAGCCAGATCAGGCCGACGATGATGATCAGAACTCCACCAAGCTTTTTCATTGTCATTACTCCATTTGTGATCCGGCGTTGCGGGCCGGGTGTTCGTCATGAACACTGTGAGGCGGCGCCTTGCGACGCCGCCCTGCAGTGGTCAGTGCGATCCGACGTCGATCGCGGCGGCGTTCCACGGTGCGTTCGCGATGTAGTGGCGAACGTCCTGCGGGAAGCCGGTGATCGCGAACAGAACCGGGCAGGCCGGCTCATCGTGCGCGCTGGTGATCTCGTGCTCACCGTCGGTGAAGCACACGATCAGCGAAGCGTCGATTTCGTTCGCCACGTGCTCGAACAGCGGCATCAACCGGGTGCCGCCACCGCCACGCGGATCGAACTCGATCTCGTCGCCGCCGCGATACGTGTCGACGCGCGTCACCCGCGTGTCGCCGTAGATCACGACAAGCTCGTCGATGATGTTCTCATCGAGCGCCGCTTGCACTTCGACGCCGATCGCCGCAAGCGCGACGTCATCCATCGAACCGGACGTGTCGACCAGCATGGCGACGCGGTTGACGCCGTCACGCTCGCGGCCGGGTAGATAGAGCCCGCCGCCGATGAAACGCCGGTTCGGACGCGACCACGTTTCGGTGGTCACCGCGCCGCCGTCGAAAAAGGCACGCAAAGTCTCGCGCCAGTCTTGCGGGGGATGATCGTTCCGCTCGATCTCGCGCGACACGTGCCCGGGAGCGTCGCCGCGCTTGCGTGCAAGGCTTGCGGCCTCGCGCACGACACGTTCCCATTTGGCGTCGACGTCGGCCCGCTCGGCGGCATCAACCGCCGCGTCGAGCACTTCGCCGCAGCGACCGGGATCGCCCGAAGACGGGCCCGGCTTGGAACCGCCGGCATCGCTGCCAGCGTCCGAGCCTTCGCCGTCGCCAGAGCCCTCGCCGGTGCCCTCGCCGGGCTCGCCAGCGTCGCCGGCGCCGTCGCCGGTGCCAGTGTCGCCCGGCTCTTCGCCGGCCTCACCAGCGCCCTCGCCTGCGCCTTCGTCGCCGTCGGCATCGTCGCCGTCGGTTCCATCGGTTCCGTCCGCTTTGTCCGCTTTGTCCGCTTTGTCCGATTCGGGCTGCGGCTGTTGCGGCGGCTGCTCTTGCTTCCGTTCAAGCTCACGCGTCCGATAGATGTCTTCCGCGCTCATGCCCTCGAAGCGCCAGTCGAGCAGGGCGCCTTCCGGCAGCTTGAAGCCCGCGCGGATCAGGTCAGGGTTGATCGCGAGATCGCAGCACACGTTCCATTCTTGCGGATCGCGGTTACCGCGACGCGTGTGATGGCGGCGCGCGTCGTGCTCGGTCTCGTGCGCCTGCACGCCGAGCACTTCGACCTGCGACAGAGAGGCGATGAAGTCCGGATTGAAAAAGTGCGTCCGGCCGTTCGTCGCCATCGTCGGGAAGTCGCGCGACGGCTTGGCCTCGACTTGGCTGACCAGCACGCCGTAGAACGTGCGCTCAAGGATCAGTTCTTGGCGCGCCTTGCTCACGCGCTCGGCGGCTTGCGCCGTCACCGTGTCGATCGTCTGCATTGTCATCTCCATTTTGAAAAGCGCCCGGGTTGCGGCCGGGCGCGCTCTCAGCCGAGCAGGCTTTCGACATCGCGCAGGATGTCGTCGGCGCTCTTGGCCACCGACTTCCGCGCGTTGTCGTCGTGTCTCAGTGTCTCTGCGTCTTCGACGCAAAGTTCTTTGTTGATGCGATCGGCGATCGCGTCGAGCGCCGGATCGTTGTCGAGATTGAAGGCCGGCAGAAGCTCGGCAAGCTGCCGCACGTTCTCGACCAGCGTGTGCGAGAAAAAGCTGCGCGAACCTTTGCCCGGCTTTTTGTACGCCTTCAGCTTCTCGGCCATGTGCCCGACGACTTCGGTGATCTGCTTGGCCGTGTGCTTCATCGCATCGGCAAGCACCGCTTCGTTCGTCTCGGCAAGCTCGCGCTTGATGTCTTCGACCGTGTCCGCGTCGAGCACGTCCGAGCGGAAGTCATCCGACTCAGGCAGCGGGAACGTCTTCGTCGTCAGCCTGAACTTGCTCCTGATCTCATCGGCCGGCGGATAGTCCGACGCGTTGAACAAGCCGTTGAGCGCTTTCTTGCGCTCGGCAATGAACGTCGGATATTCGCGGCAGAAGTCATCAGCAGCCACGTCGAACTCGCGCTTCAATTTGCGAAACTCGCTGGCGAACTTTTCGTGCAGCTTGTTCGGCAGGATGCGCAAGCCTTCGTCGGCCCACGGCTTGGTCATCGTGTAGTGCAGCCGGCGCGCCTGCGCGACCAGCGAGTTGATCGCTTCGAGCCGCTTGGCCTCGATCAGCAGCTTGTGATAGCGGCCGGCGTCGTCGCTCGCGTTGTGCTCGCGGTTGACCTTGTCCGTCACCCGCTTGTCGAGCTTGCGAGCCGTCCATTGGCTGATGTCGACCGACACCAGCGTTGCCTTCCGCGACAGCGGCGAGGCGATCACTTTCGTTTTCGCGTTCATTGGGAATCTCCATTTGAAAGGTTGGCGCCGGTTGCGGCGGCGCAGTGCATGGGCACTATGGGGCGGCGCACACGGCGCCGCCCTTACTGCTCACGATTGCAAGAGCGCGCCCTGATTGGCGACGGCCCACTTGCTATAGGCCGACGTCTCTTTCAGCTTCGGGTCACGCATCACGGCGTCATGCACGAGCAGCACTTGATGCTCGCCGCGCAGCCGCTCGGCATAGGTCACGATCTGCGACCAGTTCTTTCGCGTCGCGAGACGCGCGAGCCCGGTGCAGACCGCGTAGAGTTGCGAAGGTTCGGTTGGCACCTTCGCATTGGCAGGATCGGCGACGATGTCGTCGAGTGAACCGAGCGATTGATAAAGCTCGATGAAGCCGTTCAACTCGCCGGCGACGTCATTGCCGACGTGCATGGCGAACAGCTTTTGCCGCAGCGCGATGCTCGGCTCGTCAACGAACTCCGCAGCCGCCGTCAGCGAGCGCGGCGTCGGGAATGCGTTCTCATCGCCGCGCGGCATCCGGTGGATCAGTTCGCGCCGCAAACGGACGAACGCCACCATCTCAGGCGCCACGCCGTTCGCGTTCGCCCATGCAGCCCACGCGTTGACATCGGGCAGCACGGTCAGATGCGAGAAGCGGTTGCGCAGCGCCGTCGGCATCCGCTGAGCCGCCGCGCGATCGCTCACGCGGTTGCCGGCAGCGATGATCTGCCAGCCAGCCGGCAGCACGTAGTCACCGATGCGCCGATCGAGCACGAGACCGAACAGCACCGCCATCATCTGCGGCGACGCCGTGTTGATCTCATCGAGGAAGAGATAACCGAACTCGCCATCGCGCTCGGCGTTCGGCAGGTCTTCCGGCACAAGCCAGCGTGTCGTGCCCGTCTTCAGGTCCGGCACCGGAATGCCGCGCACGTCGACCGGCTCGCGCAGGTTGGCGCGATACTCGATGACCTTGCGGTTGTTCTTGGCGCCAAGCTGGAAGACGATCGCCGACTTGCCGAGCCCGGGCGCGCCCCACATCATCACGGGCTTGCCCTTGGCAAGTTGCCTTTCGAGCAGCACAGCCGCTTCAGCGATCGTGCATTCAACTTCGTTCAGAAGAGCAGTCATTGCATTCTCCATTTGTTGGCGCGCCGTTGCGAGGCGCGAGTGCATGAACACTGTGAAGCGGCGCGCCTTCGTCTGGTCGCCGCTCTTCAGTGGTCACTGCGGCGCGTGGCGCCGCGCAGTGTCAGCATCAACAGGGTCGCACCCTCGTGCTCTTGACCGTGTCGTCTTCGTTATGGCCGCGCCCTCGCGCTCTTGACCATTGCGTCGTCTGTCCTCGCACCGTGCGCGCATCGTGCATGCGCGCCGCTATTCGTCGGGGAGGTGGCTGCAGTGTTCGCGCGACGCGTTGCGTCCGCATGTTCTGCAGTGAAATTGGTGTGGCCATTTTACTGGTACCCCGGGCAGTGACTGAGCCGATCCTTCTGAGGGGAGCGGTGCGGCTGTGAGAGCGATGCTCATCAATCAACCGGGTCTGGTGCCGGACCCCCCTCGTCAAGTGAGCGCCCGAAGGCACCGCAGGGGAGCAACCAATCAAGTAACGAGAGACGTATATGGCATGTCACATGATATGACACAAGAGGCCAGCCACATCTTTTTTGCCTTTGGCAAGCGGCTGAAAACACACAAGAAAAAGCCGCCCCGAAGGGCGGCTTTGCTAGGGTAGCGCGGGTTTTTTATCCGCCCCGGATCGCGGCGAGCGCGGCCTTGCCTTCGAGCGGCATCTGCTTGGTGGCGCCGCTTTTCTTGGCCTTCAGCGTCGCGATGCGTCCGTGCGCCTTGGCCTTGCGTTTCGCTTCCTGCTCAGCGGCGATCGCTTCACCGACGGCATCGGGCTTCGAGCGCCGAAGGAAGTCCGGCATGTCATCGTCGACGCTCGCCGGCGCAGGGGCTTGCGGCTGCGGCGCCGGCGGCTCGACGTTCGCCGATGCAGCGGGCGCATCCCTTGCCATCTCGCGGAAGACTGTCACCGCGAGAGACTCAGGCTTCACCGGGAGCGCCGGCGTTCGTTCGTAGCGCTCGATCGATCGACGCACCGCCTTCAGCTTGGCGGCGATGCGGCTGAGCTTGTCGAGCGTGTCGTCGCGTTGTCGCTCCAGCCGGGCGCGATCCTTGAGCGCTTGCTGGTGACGTCGTTCGCGGAGTAGGGTCTGCATGTTAGGTCTCCATGTACTTGCGTTGCGAGTGAGGGGCCCGGGACGCGTCCACGTCCCGGGCTCTTTGCTTTATGCCGCCTTGCGTTTGATCTTGTCGGTGAGCTTGATCGCCTTGTGACCGATCGGCGTCATCACGTCGCCGTTGATTCCGCAGACCTCGAAGTCAGGATGGATGTGATAGGTGACCCATCCATACTTCGTGACCTGCTTTGATCCAGCGTGACCCCGAAGGGCTTTCACTGCGGCGTCTTCGCTCGCCTTCGACCACGCCCAAAAGTTCGCGGTCATTGCAAGGTAGACATAGTTCGTCGTGTCGATGGCTTGCGCCATGTTCGTCTCCATTTCAGATTTGCATTTCAAACAGCCCGTTCGCCGCTCTGACCAGCGAACACCAGCATTATAGAATATCGACTCTTCGATTTTTCGGAGTCAGCGCGAGTCACACGCAAGAAGTCCGCATGCCGCAATGCGTCGCGTCGCGATTTTGTAAACTTGACATCGATGGATTGGGCACAAGTGCCGCGTCGATCGCACGTTGCGAGTCAAGAAGTGGCCGTCGTTAGCGGTGTCGGCTCGGCAAAAATAATTTTTGCGGGATCTTTTTTGGAATCGGCAAGCGCACACTGCATCACGAGCGCGGTGCGGTTGGCGGTGCCGGTTTTGGCGTAGAGAAGATGCAGCATCATTTTCACCGTGCCTTCGGTGACATTGAGGTTGCGCGCTATCGCTTTGTTCGACAGCCCCTTCGACAGTTCACACACCAGTTCGCTTTGGCGCTTGGTCAGCTTCATGGATTGCCCTAGCCGCTGAAAGGATTTTCTCGATCTCGTTTTTCAGGTCGACGTTCGGCTCGTGTTTACCGTAGTCCGTCTCACGCCACCAGCGTTGCCGAAGTTTAAGCGGCAGCGCGAACCATTGCGCGCGCGTCAGGTCCACGGCACCAGCCGGCTGTGCTCCGGGCCAACGACCTGATAAATCGGCAGGCTCGCGTCGCCCATGCCGATCACGGTGGCTTCGGCTTCGACACTGTCCGTCAAGCGACGCGTCACACGGTAGCCTGTTTGACTCCAGCCGCGCTGATAGCCGTCGGGCCGGCCGTCAAAGTAGCGCCGGACAATGAACGTCGAGCCTTCGGCCAGACCTGTCACTTTGCCGGTGAAGATCATGAGCCCCTCATCAGCTTGCCGAATGCGTCCTGTCCTTCGGGACTCTGCGCCCATGCGTCGCTCTCTTCCTTGCTCGCATCGAACTCGCCGGTGAGATGGCGAGCCGCGAGCGCTTCGGCTGCCGGCGTGCCGATCGCGCGCAAATCTGCCAATAGCTGAAGCTCCGGTGTGTCGAGCGGCGAGAGGAAATCGTGATAGTACCCATCAGCCGCCTTGGCAGCCATTTCGTCGAGCCCGGCCTTCTGTAATTCCTGCGCGAGAAAATCTTTCGTGTGCATGTCAGTCTCCCTCGAACAGATCGGGATGCTTCGCCATGATCATGCGCGCAGCGGTGCAGAACAGCCGCGCGCTGGTCTCGGTCATCACGACGCGGCCATCGGGAAGATCGAGGCGCAGCGTGATGCTCGGCCTGCCGCTGGTCATGCCGTTGTCGAGCAGCGCGACGCCGATCGGTGGCGCACCGTCGCCCATCAACTCGATCACTTCCTTCTCGCGAAGATCGGGCCAGCAATTATCGCCGTTGAGGTGGAAGTCTAAGCTCGGCATCACGGTCGCTCCCTCTCGTTGCCCGGTCATCGCTGTTCGTCCATGTGCGGCGCGGTCGGTCGCGGCATCCAGTGCGTGGCCTTGATGCCGTGGAGACGGCCGCCGTCGCTGCCGTTGGACTCGCACCGCCCACCCTGCGCATTGCGCCAGTCGCCATCCACGCGGCGGAAATCACAAGCACGCTGACCACGATCGATGCGGACGGCCTCGCCGTTGTAGTTGGCAACCCATAGGTCAACGTATTCATTGTCCGGCGCTGTCCCGATTGGTCGCCATGCAGCGGCGATCATCGCCTCGTAGACCTTGCGGACGGTTCCAGAGTGCAACTGGCCGTCGCAGGCTTCGATGCCAGCGCAGATCATCGTGGGCGTCGCGCTCTGCACTTTATTTTCCGACACGATCATGGGATCACCTCGCGGTCTCTCGGCATCACGGTCGCCCCCGTTCAAGCTGATGAACCACCGAGACCTTCCATCCCTTGTCGGCGCAGTATGCCCGCACACGCGCACGTGTCCACTTGCCGCGCTTCATGTAGTTCACGATCGGCGCCGCCTCGACCACGACGTCGTCGAACAGCACGATGCCGGCGGTGACGTGCCCAAGCGTGTGCTCGTATTCGATGACGGCGAGGGTCTCGATCATTCGAATACCTTGATCGGTCGCGAGCGTTTTCCAGAGACGATGATAACGGCCTTGCGGATTTCTTCGTCCGGCCGGCGCTCGACGCTAGCCATGAGCATGCCCCACACGACACGACGCACATGGAAGCCGTTGCGCTTCTGCGTGCCGATCGCCCAAGCGTTTCGGTTCGAAGCATGCTTCATCACAGGTTCTTCCTGATCACCGAACCATGATCGGCGGGCGGATCAGGTTTGCGCTTCAGCCGCTTCAGCAGCGTTTCCATTTCATCGTAGCGAAGTGATTTGTCGCGCGTGTGCTGCAGCGCCTCGACCAGCACCGCGATCTCGTCTGGCGTGACGATCTTGTATCCCACCAGCGTCAACGCATGCTCGACGAAGCTCGCCTTCGCGCGCCTCTCAAGATCGTTGTCGCCGATCTTGAGGCCGAGAGCCTCAATCGCGAACACGATGGCGTCGATGTGATCCAACATCAGCTTTCCCCGTAGCGCAGCCGGCGCACTTCATCGCGCTTGCTGATCTCGCTCTCGATCGCCTTGAAATCGAGCGAGCCCATCGCTTCGCTCACCGGCGCGAGCGACTCCAGAAACATCTTCGCCTGCGGTGAGACGATCGCCATCGCGACGACCTGCGTGCGCAGATCGAGGCTCTGTTGCTCGATCTTGGTGGCGGCGCGGCGCTTCATCGCCTCGATGCGCGTCATCGCAGCCGCGCGCAGTTCGGCGCGCCGGCTCGCCATCATGTTCTGACCACGGCCGGCCCATTGCAGCGAGAGCCCCGGGGCGAACGCCGCCGGGATGCCGAGCTTCTTGCATTGCGCCATGATCTTCTTATTCGCTTCGGCGACGACCTCTGCCGCCTTCTCGGCGGCTTCGCGCCAGACCTCATCCTCATCGAATTTATAGACCGTCGAGATGTGCTGCTCGAAGTCGGCGATGTGCCGCGCCGCTTCCTCTTCGATGTACGCCTTCAAAACTTTTGCGCGATCCTTGATGATCATCGACAGATCGTGCGACTCGTTTCGGTTGAGCTTGCGGATCGGCTCGATGCTCGTGTCTTCAGCCATGTGGGCTAACCCTTTTGCTGCTCGGCTTCGATAGCTTTTATCGCTTCCTCGATTTTGACTCGCGCCCCGGCGACCGCTTGATGCAGATCGGTGCGACATTCTGCGTCATGAATGTCTTGCGACAACTGCCACAGCTTTCGCTCGGCCGTTTCGGCGCGGCGCTTCCAGCCTGCGAGTTGGTAGCCTCGTCTCATTCCTCCGTCACCGGCTGCAGTGGCACCGGCACGCCGCGCATCGTCTCGGGTCCGCGATTGTTTTCGAGCTTGCTGTAGTCGCGGATCGGCGGCGGCTTGCCATGCTCGCAGTCGCGCTTGTGATCCTCGCCGCGACCGCGACCGCAACCCGGGCAGATCGTCCATGATGCTTTAGCCATTGGTGGACTCCCCTAGAGCCTCGCGCGCGATCTTGCCGACGCCCTCGACGACGTGGCGCATGCAGTGTGCGCTGATCGAGTCGAGTGTGATGCCACCGGCTTCGAGAAGCTCGCGCGCTTTCTTCAGGTCCGGTTCGGGAAACACGTCGAGTGGATAGGCGTCGGCCCATTGCGCGATCCGCTGCAGCGCTTCGGTGAGAACGGACAGCCTGTCGTCGAGCCGCTCGTAGTTATCAGCCATTACGACCATGCGCTGCGAGTCGGTATGGCGAGCGTCGCGCAGCGCGTCACAGTCGCGCGAGAACGCGCGCAAGTGCGAGATGGCTTCGAGCACGAGCCGCTCGCTGTTGCCGTCATCGCGCCGGGTCAGCCGCTCGATGAAGCCTTCGACTTCCCATCCCGCCTTGGCGTCGGCGCTCATGCGATCCGCGCCGCCAGCGCCGCACGCTCGATCTCGGTCAAGTCCCACATGGCCAGCACAACCCACATATCGCTTTTACCGATGCGGCGCAGCAGATACGGATCGCGCGGCGGCACGCGCGACCATTCGGCCTCGAACAAGATGTGATAGTTCGCGAGCCCGCGCTTCGGCCGATGATCAATCGGGATCAGCGGCGTGATCGCGCGCCCGCCGTAGCGTGTGGCTGCACCGGTGAATGAGCCGCGCGGGAAATTGAACATGCACGAGTTGTTGAGCGCCGGCGTGCGCCACGGCCGGTTGGTGCCTTCGGCAAACATGGTGCAGGCGCCGTTGTCGTTCATGTCGACGCGGCACGCCTTCTTGTCGGCGCGCACGATCGCGAGCTTGGGGAAGCCGTCGGCGCCGAGCCCTGCCTTCGCGATGCTGTCGAGCGCCTTGATGATCAGCTTGCCCTGCGCGAGCTTCTGATAGGCCGCCATGATCTCGCGATCGATCGGCTCGCTGTAGTGCTGATGCTTGCGATAGGCACGCCAGAGTTCGCGCGCCTTTGACGGATCGAGGGTGATGCTCTGCGTGTCCATGCTCTTGCTCCTATGATGCGATCCGCCCCGCCAGTGCAGCGCGATCGGTCTCGGTGGCAACCGTCTTCAGCTTCAGTCTGAACACCGCTTCGGCGCGCTCCATCTGGCGCGCGAGCACGCGCCTGTCGTCTTCGTTGAAGCATTCAGCTTTGAGCAGCGGCAGGCCAGACGCGATCGACGCGTCGACCTCTGCGCGCGTCGCCAGCCCGCCGCCGGCATAGGCGACGATCTCCACCGGCTCGCCCATCTTGATGATCGGCCCGCCCTCCGTCTTGATCACCCGATAGTCGTGGCAAATCCACAGCAGCGTGCAGCCCGGGTTGCGCTCCAGCATGAGCCCGCCGGGCTTCTGGTGCTGCTCTGGCAGGTCCGTGTTGTTGCGGCGCATGCGCGGCTTGGTCAGGAACGGGCACGCCTTCACGGCATATTCGGCACAACCGCGATGCGATGGCGGCTCGGCCGACGTCCTGTTGACGGCGCACATCGGCCCGGCCGTGAACACCTTGAAGCGGCCGAGCGTGTTGCCGCACAGCCAGCACAGATCGGAGCGCACCGCGCGCGCCCACTTCCGTGAATCCATCACGCGGAAGTCCGGCTTGTCGTCGATCCACTCGACGAACCACGGCACCGGGAATCCGGTGTCGCTCACCGGCAGATGGCGCAGCCGATCAGGCAGCGGGATGTCGGCGATCGCGGCGTTGAGCTTTCCCATTTTGGCTTGCTCCATTGCTTGGATGGTCGCACGTATCAGGCTGCCTTCGCTTGCCAGCGGCCCAAGAAAACAACGTCATTTGGATTGTGTGTTTGCGTGGGTCCCCCCTTCGCCGGACCCGCGCTATCACACAATGCAGACCCTTGTGCCGCAGCGACTTTCTGCACGCGCTCGGCGGTGGGGAAGAGTTTCGTCCCGCCCATGATGGCGCTGAGCCGCCCGTACAGCGACAGATCATAAGGCTTGGCCCAGCCGGTCTGATGCACCACGACAGAGTCGATCAGCCGGCGGAACGCCATCCGCGCGGCATCGCGCTTGTCAGGATCGATATTCTCATTGGTCAGGTAGCCGTGCAGTTCCTCGACGATCTGCCGGTAGGCGTCGAGCATCTTCGGATGGAATTCGACGACGTTGCTGTCGGCTTGCAACAGTCGAAGTTGCTCCACCAGATTGGCCCGCTCGGTCTTCAGCGGCGGCAGGGCGGCGATCAACTCTTCGACCGGATCGTCGCTCTCGGTGATGGCATAGGTCACGCGCGTGATCTTTAGCTCGACGCGAGCTAACAACTTTTCGAGCGATAGCTTGTCGGCGCGGTTCTGCTTTGCCTTCTCAGCAAACTTCGCAACGCCGATCTTGGTTGCCTGCATGATGCGCGCCGGGTCAACGAGTTCGTCGCGCATGCGATCGATCACCGCGCGCTCCAGCTTGCCGACGTCATAGCTCTTCTTGTTCGCGCAGGTCCGATGAAGATATGCCGTCGTGCATGACACGCGCTGCCCGACGCCATTGTTGTGCGTGATCCGCATCGGACCATTGCACACGCCACATCGCAGTAGACCCGCGAGCAGGTGCTTACGCTGGCCGGGCGGCGTTGCATTCGGGGTGCCCTTGCGCCGAGCCTTGCTTGTTCGCAGAGTATTCGCAGCCTCCCATAATTCCGGCTGGACGATCATGAGATCAGGGCGAGCCTTGCGCTGCCACTCACTTTCGCTGGTTTGCTGACGCGCCTTCCGTTGCGTTTGCCAATGGATGATGTTCTTGCGCCGTCCCCACACCAACTCGCCCTTGTAGATCGGGTTGCCAAGCATGCTCCTGCTGCCGCCGCTGAGTATTGTGTAGAGACTCCACACTCCGCCACGCGGCGCGGGGATGCCATCAGCGTTCAAGCCTTCGACGATTTCGCGCGGCGTGCGCCCGCTCACATACTCGCGATAGACGCGCTGCACGACCTTGGCCTGCTCTTCGTTGATGACTTGAACACCGGGCTGATCGGGTAGGCGCTTGTAGCCGTAGGCGATCGATCCGGGGATTTTTCCGTTCTCGATCTTGGCGGCAAAATTGCGCCGCACGTTATCGGCCACATCCTTCAGAAACATCTTGCCCATCATGCCACGGAAGCCGATGTGCATGTCGTTCACCCAACCTTCTTTCGCGGTCAGAATTTTGATTTTGTAGTAGGCAAAGAACCTGTTCAGGAACGGCAGATCGACATCGCTACGCGATATGCGGTCGAGCCCTTCGGAAACCAACACTTCGAAACCGCCAGCTTGTGCGAGTGACATCAACTCGCCCATGCCGGGACGATCTTCCAGCGTGGCGCTGGTCGCGGCTCGATCAGCAAACTGCCGCACGATGCTAACGTTCTTCTCGCGGTCTGCGAGGCGTCGGCAGAGCAGGAACTGATCGTCGATGGAAGCGTCGTTTTGATGGTCCGTCGAGTACCGAGCGTACATCACGGCGCGCAGCGGCTTTGTCGTCGTCATCGTTTTTCTTTCCCCGTTCGTGCAGGCGCTCCCACTCACGGTCAACCGCGATGTCAACGAGAGCCTCGATTAGCGCCGACATCGGATCGTCGACCGGCGGCGGTCGACTCGACGTCGGCGCAGGCTTCATACGAGACATTATGTGACCTTTACAATCCGTTAACACCGCCTTCCCCCAAAGGCAGGAAAGAGTTGCCTAGCCTCTCGAACGTCGCGGATACCAGATCGTCTGCGCCGTCTCGCCGCTGCCGGTCACGCGCATGCGCCAGCCCCGCCGCTTGAGATGCGCCGCTAACCGATCCGTCGGCGTCACCACCACCGGAGAGAGCCCGGCCGCGCGGATCAGCGCGACCAGCCGCTTGAAGGCACCGCGCCCGGGCCGCTTGGCCGCCAGCGCGACCAGCCGCACGCGATCGTCGGCGTCGACGCTGATGATGCACCCGTCGTCCCAGTCTTCCGCCGGCAGCCACGGCACCGAGCCCGGCTTCACCAGCCAGCGGCCGGCGAGAAGCTCTTGGTTGCGCATCCACGCGCCGGGCCCGCCCATGCGCGCGACGTGCTCGATGTGTGCGGCGATCTCGGCCGGCTTCATCTCATCCCTCCGCGTGCGTCAGCCGCCACTCCGCAGCCCACACGGTCTGGATCGCGCCCGCGTGGACCCACGAGATTTGCACTTCGGTGGTCTGCCCGTAGAACGCAAAGCCGATGACGGTCGCGGTGATCGTGTCGTCGCCATCGATCCACACGCGATCGCGCAGCGCGAACTTCGACGAGAACGTCATCGGTCCTGCTCTTGCCGGTGGGCCGCGTCGCGATCGCGCGTTGCTATCTTGCTCTCGACGTAGCGGTCAATTTCTTCCTCAACCCAACCGATCGATCGCGCACCGATCCGCACGAAATGCGGGAACGTGCCGGCTTGCATCAGCCGATAGATCGTCGGGCGCGAGAAGCCGGTGCGCCGCTCGACTTCGGGCAGGCGGATGACGCTGTGGCCCTTCATTGCCGTGACTCCCTTGTCATGCTGCATGCACCCCGCAACCGTTGACGGCGCTGGCCACCGCCCAAATGATCATCGCCCACGCCACCAGCGAGACGGACACGGCAATCCAGCGGATGGCGCGGTCGCTCACGGCGGCGCTTCCTGTGACGACGGCTCGCCCTTCGCCTTGGCGTCGCGCTCATCTTCCAGCGCGCGCAGCCGGGCCTGTCCCTTCTCGATCATGCCGTCGAGCAGCGAAGCCGTGCCCAACAGCGCATCGCGCTCGGTGGTGGCTTCGTCGATCAATTCCTCTTTGTGCATCGCGATCACCTTCAGCCGCTTGCGCCAGTCGTTCCAGCCGACAAGCTCTTCGCGCTGCGCCTTGATCGGATCGAAGTCGCTCATGCTTCAGCTTCCTCCTGTTCGAACAGCGGCGGCGCTTCCTCGCGCTCGCCCGGTGCCGGCTGCAGCGCGGCGAGCTTGACCTGCAGCGCGAGCGTCTCGATCGCGCGCTTGAGCTTGTTGCAGTTGCCGGTGTGCTCGTCGTCGTGATCAGTGCCGTCAAATGCAAATTTGCATGTCTTGGTCGCCACGTGGGCGATGCGCCGCGACTCGATCGCGATCTGCTTGTTGAGCAGGTAGCGGCGCATCGGTGCGGTCATGGCAGGTCGCCCTCGTCAGGCTTTTCCAGAAACTGCAGGCGCGGCAGCGTCACCTTCATGTTCGGGTCAACGAACACGCCGCGCTTGCGCTCGCCGGTCATCGAGAAGCCGTGGCTGTCGCGCTCGGTGTCGGCGCGGCGCATCAGCGCGAGCGCCTTGCGATCAGGGCGCTGGCTTGGCTTGCCCTGAAACGACGTATTGAACGTGTTTTTACGTGCCACCATCGGACGCTGCCGTTCCCCTGTGCTGTTCGGTATAATCGGCGTTGGCTTGCTCGCGCTGCTCGTCGAGATAATCGGTGACGTATTGCAGCACACGCTTGCGGGCCCGATCGCTCGGCAGCGCCGCGAGCGCGCCCATGACGACGACGAAGGCACGCGTCGCCGGGTCTTCCAGCCCGGTGGTGATCGCCTTGGCTTCGTTGCGGTTCTCAACTTCGATTGATGCTTTCATGACAGGCCACCTTCACCGAGCGTCGGCGCTCCGCGCGCCGTCATCATCTGGCCCGTCGGTCTCTTGTCGGTTGACTGTCGGGCTCGGTCCAGCAGGCTGGCGAGATTGCCGTTGCCGCGCTTGCGGTCGACTGTAGCGCGCACGCTGTCGAGCAGCGCGCTCGCTTCGTTGTACTGCGTCTCGAACTTCATCAGGTCGTCGACCAGCCGGCTGTTGCGCAGTTCAAGATCGCGGTTGCGCGCCTGCAGATCGGCGATCTCGCCGTTGAGCTTGTCGATCGTCTGCTCGTGCTCGGTGACCTCGCTCAAAAGGCGCGCACGATCTTTCGCCGTTTCGGTGATGTCGTCATAGAGCATCTGGCCTTGCGTCATCAGCTTGTCGACCACGCCCTTCACGGCGTCGAGCTTCTCAAGGGTGATCATGCGTCGTTTCCTTTCTCCGGTTGAAGGTTGTCGAGCGGGTTGACCAGCGGTTCGAACATGATTTCGTAGGCCCACGTTTGCTTGTAGTCGCAGCCGGGGCATATCCAGCCGTCGCGCGTGGCGATCAGCACGCGGTCATCCTGAGTCCCGTGCTCGTTGCCGCACGTGAACGGGTGAACGAATCCGTAGCTCTGAAAACGGTTCAGGGCCTTGACCTCTTCATCGCTCCACGGCGCGCGTTTCATCGGTGTCCTCACAGTTTGCGAATCTCGATTTTCGGTTTGAGCACCGGGCACGTGATGTAAGCGACCGCGCGCGTGACCACGACGGTGCGGCCGGGCTCGTGCTCGGCGAGCTTGGTGGCGCGCTTCGTCGCCGCCTTGAGCGTCGCGAACGCTTCCGGCTCAAGCTCATGCCCCTTCGTCTCAGGCGAAATGGAAATATAGCCTTCGCAGTCGACGACGAAATACTCGCGGCTCGCCATCACGCTTTCCCCTTCATCTCGGGCTGTCCCTCGAACCGCTTAATCATTTCCTTCATCAGCTTGACGACGTCGCGCCGATCGGCACCGTTGCTGATGTAATTGCAGCGCCCGTCGGTGCCGCCGTGGTCGTCGAACGGATAGACCATCAGGACGAAGCCGGTCTTGCGATCGCGACCTTTAAGCTGGCCGTTGAACATCTCGTTGAGCGCTTTTGCGAGCGCGCTCATCTGCCGTTCGTATTCCGGCGAGATCGGCCCATCTCCGAGCGAATACTTTCCGGTCATGACGGTTTCTTCCCGCTCATTGCAGCCTGCGCCATCAGGATGGTTTGCACCGTCGGCATCGCGCCGATCTCACGGCGCTCGTCTTCGGTCGCGTGGCGCAACTTCAGCCCGCGCGTGAAGACCAGCAACGCGCCGCAGTAAATGCAGATCGTCGCGTCACCACGTTTCGGACGATTGTCGCTCGGCTTGTCGCCCTGACTCATCGCGGTCGCGCCGGTGAGTTGCCGGCTGCAGCTTGGGCACGCGCCGGTGCGCTTGAGATGATGATCGGGCCCGAAGTGGAACGGCTGCCGGGTCATTGGAAGCCCTCGATGAAACGTCGCATCGCATCCTTGCGCGATAGGTCACCCGTCATCATCAGCCCCATGCCAAGTTCGAGGCCCGGGTGATTTCGCGTTTCGGGGTGCTTGCTCATGTCGCTTCCCATCGACGCCCATGCTTGCAACAGATTGCCGTGGTCGACGTATTCGAGAGCGCGCCGCTTGCACCAAGCCAGATGCTCATCTCGTGTCATTGCATCGTCCCTC